ATATGGTGAAAAATCCTCTTGTAAAGCTTATTTTGAAAGATAATAAAGTGAATGGGATTGTTACAGAATATAATAGTATCACCGCACCTGATGCTTTCCACGCTAACCCAGAACCTACTAACTGCTCACAAGAAACACGATATGATAATATGTTAGGCATCTATGGATTGAGTGATAGAAGTGATATCTCCGGGAAGTGGAATATGGTTACATTGGTAGTTCAAGAAACAAATCCTTCAAGTGATATTTTGTTTAGGAACAAAGCGAATATAAAAATGTATTTCAATGGTTATCAGTATCTTGATAAACACGCTGAGATAAGCTACAATGGAGACAATATGAGCACAGCAATGAAACACAACAAAGGTAAGCTATATGTATTCCCTACAGCACCAAATACAAGTTTCCAGATGGCAGATTTAACATATTTTAACTATGCTATTGAAAAAGATAAAGTTCTCTCTCTTTTCAATCAAGGTTTCACTAAGATAGGTGCTACGATCCCCAATGAGAATGAGATCCAATTTAACAGTGAAACAAGTGGTGTTGAATATGAGAAGTCAAAAAATATGAATGAGTATTAGATATTATACCATTTATTGTATTTTATCATTCTTTCTTTTTTCTCCATACCTACAACACAATTGAAGTGTATTAGGTATGGATCCTTTTTCTGTTTATTGTTTTGTTTATTATGGTTGTAAAAATACTTACCATTCGGGAAGAGTTCTGGTGGTAATTTCATATACTTCATCTTTTTAAGATTGTTATTGATTATATTTTGATCACCTGAGCCTCTGTTGATCTTAACATTCTTAGGATTTACAATGTTTAATATGTTGTCAGTGGAACGGAACATCATAAAACCACTACAACAACAACTGAAACCCCATTCTTCTTGGATAATCAATTCATATTGATCTTTGATATCATTAAGAAACTCAAATACTTTATTATTTTTTTCAAAGACTATATCACCATCTGTAATAAGAACATATTTATACTTCAAAAGGTTTTCGTATATGATCTTAAACTTGTTGATTACTACTTCGTGCCAATTTCCCTGACGATATTTATGGAATGCTTTGTATTTTTCCTGTCCATCTATGAGATATGCACATACACTTTTATTTGTTTTAGATATATCAGTGATTTTATCATAGCATTCTTTATCTAAACAATAGCATTGTAGAAGTTGTTTAGTATTGCTAAGCTCTAACGATTGAATTAGGTTTTTTGTAAAATCAAAATACCCATTATTTGTAAGTGTAATAAAAGCTATTTCATCGTATATGACGTTATGCCTATGTGTATTTAGAGAGGATAATAGGTTGTTTAAATCATTATTGAGGGTTTCTATTGTGTTTTTTAGGTTCATAATATCAATAATGGGTAGCTTATATGTTACTTATATGTTGATTATATGTTGCTCTATATAACTATTATATTTTCTTGTAGTTTTTCACAAACTCAGAATACGGATCATCTATCATATTATCTATGATTTCTTTCTCTCTTTCAATTTCTTGAATATCTTTTGAAGTTGGTAAAATATTTCCACTCTCTTTTGCATTCTTTTTTAGTTCAATATAATCTCCTTTGTCTTCTTCTTTTACAACTTTGCTAGTTAAACCAAGTATCCACCTATTAAGCACATATTCTAAGAATATATAACCTAGAATAATTGTTATGATCCAACTTAATACCATCCATAAAATTTTCACAATAAATGAAATTGCCGGATGTAGTTGTATATTTAACATCGTTGATATTGATAAAACAGTAGGTAATATGATATCTGCTAAAATATTCTTAAGCAATTCATTAGTAGCAAAACCGACAGCAAATCCTGCGCCTGAAACGACAACTTTATTTGTAAATGTGAATTCCACAAAATCCTTGTAGATTTTTTCAAATACAATAGACATTTTGCAGTGTGTGATGATTTATTTCTTATAGATTATAAAAAATGATATCATACACTATAAAAGAGTTAGAATATGAAAGAAGAAAAAATCAATAAAATCCTAGAAATCATCAACGATGATAATACTATGTTTATAGAAATAGTATCACCGTATATTGTGTATAATAAAAAGAAAGTCTTAGCAAATTTATCAGCGGAAAATATCAATAAGATTTACAGTTCTTTATCAACTTCTCAAAAACCACCAAAATCATCACCACAACCACATCAAACTAAACCAGAAGTTAAAAAGACAAAGACTACAAGAAAAAAACATATTGATAAAGTGAAGGATAAAGTTCGGTTTAATGATGGTGATCAGTTTATTCTGAATAGAAAGACATTCAAGATAAAGAAATATCTTACTGAACGTGAAGATAGTATTATGTATATTGGTGAATGGTTGGAAGCACCGAATGCAGATAATCGTGATGTATTTATTAAGATACAACCGAGAGATAAAAAAACAGTCTTTCAAATAACAACTGAAAGTCATACAATGACACAGCTATCCAAAGCTGGATGTGATACACTTTCTCAAAGATCAATCGCATATGGTTCGTATAATGATGATAGGTATATTCTTGTATCTACACTGCATGGAAATGATCTTAAAATGCTTAAAGATACAAAAAACATTCAAGAGATCAAAAGAGTATCTCTATTAGCAATTGATGCTATTGAAAGTATCCATAAATGCGGTTATATTCATCGTGATATCAAACATGAGAATATGGTTTATGAAAAACAAGGATCTACAAGTGGGAACATAATAATTATTGATCATGGACTGACTGAAAGTATATATGATAGAAATGGAATAAGAAAAATTAAGAAAATTGCTCCTGATGGCTCACCATTCTTTATGTCTATAAATCAACATAAAGGAATGGCTCCAGATTATAGCCACGATCTAGAGGCAATTGCGTATATGGTTCTAGATCTGCTTGGTAAGCTACCGTGGAATAGTGAATCAGGAGATATTTGTAAAGCAAAGGAGGCTTTCTTGAAAGATTATATAGATGGTAAATTATCAGGGAATATGAAACATATGGGTGAATTGGTGCGATATACCCACAAAGATAATATCAATGATTATATGGAATATGATCCAAATCATTACAAAGACGTGAAGAAGATCCTGAACAAATTGTCTTGATTGTGTAATTATATACGGTAAAAATATCCATATGAATATCAAAAAGATGGAAGACACTAAGGCGGAGTATGTAAAACATCTGTGCGATATTATTTCAATCCCTTTGTCTAAAAGGTTTTTATTAATGAAAAATGAGTGTGGGTTAGGAAGATTGAAAGAGTTCCAGAAAAAACTAACAACAATCCAAAAATGGACCACACTAGAATTAAAAAGCGAGGTTGATAATATTCTTAGAGTTATAAAATGCGATTATATACATCAACTAGTTAGAGAGATCATTACTATAAACATTAAGATCAAGATAGCTGATTACAAAGATAGTATCACTAAGATTAAGGTGAAAATCCCAACAATAGAGGATTTTTTTCATATGTGCTTTGTTAAATGTGCTGAAAACTTCTGGAAAAATCCACATCTTTTTTATGAAAACATTAAAGATGTTGAGAAACAACAATGTTTGAATATGATAGAAAAATTAACAAGAAGTTCTATTACAAATGCTCTCCGTTCTTTTACACCTGTTCAAGAGATTATGAAAAGAATTGCCGAAGTATCGCAGAATGGTTTAGTAGAACACTCAAATACTGAGGAAGATAACGGAGAAGAAGATGATGATGAGGATGATACTGAGAGTATAGTTGAGGATGATGAGGATGACGAGGATGATGCTGATGCGGATGTTCAAGAGGATGATGAGGATGACGAGGATAGAGATGATAGAGAGGATGATGAGGATGGAGAGGATGGAGAGGATGAATTGGAAGAAGTAGAAGATACTGAGAAAACAGTAAAGAATAAAGTGAAGGATGTTGTGAGCGCTACTGTTGATGAAAAGAATAATGAACAAAATGTAAATAAGGATGAGAATTATACTGACAATGAAGTTATTGATGATGATTATCTAGATAATAGTGATGATTTGATAGATATTCCAAATAATAGTTATGAAAATAGTGAGATGAATGAGGATAATGAGGATAATGAGGATAATGAGGATAATGATGATGAGGATGACGAGGATAATGAGGATGACGAGGATGAAGAGGATGTAAAAGAGGTGATCATTAGTGATAGGTTCTTTTAGGTTATTTGTGAATACGTAATTTTGATGTAAAATTAGACCGAGAACAATAAATAAAAGATGTATTACATCTATTCATTTGTGATTTCCTTCATACTTTTTATTGTTTTAACACAGATTGATAAGAAATCAAAAAAACAAGATGATACTTTCGGAAATATAGTAACATTTATGGTTTTATACATTGTTGTTACATTTGTTACATTCTTTCTGTACAATGCTTTTCAAGATGGAACAAACGTAATTGAAAAGTCTCTTCCGGCATTCGATAATAATATACTCAAAAGCATTCCGGATACTGAACAGATTGAGACTGGTTTTGGATGGAACTTTTAGGTATCGTAGATAACATTCACTTTTTTTTGTATATGTGTATGTATATAACAGGAAAGTAGTTAAGAGGAGGGTTTAGATTACAAAAAGCTGATCATTATGAAGTTGGAATTAAGGAAGTTTGATCCTTCTAAGATTACTAGTGATAGTGTGGTTGTGATGTCAGGGAGGCGTGGTAGTGGTAAAAGTTCAGCACTAAGGGATCTTTTGTCCCATCATAGAGGTATTCCCATAGGTTGTGCGATTAGTCCAACAGAGGTAGCAAATAAAAGTTTTGGGAACTTTATACCTAGTATGTTAATACACGATGAGTATAGTCCAGAACTTTTACAGAAGTTTATGGATAGGCAAACAAAGATTATAACAAAGTTGAATGACGAGAAAACTAAAAGTGGTTTTTCTAATATTGATCCAAGAGCGTTTATGATACTTGACGACTGTATGTATGATTCAAAAGCGTGGGTGAATGACAAGAACATAAGGAGTTTGTTTTTTAATGGAAGACATTACAAAATATTCTTTATCTTAACAACACAATATCCACTGGGATTACCACCTGCTTTCCGTTGTAATGTTGATTATACATTTATATTCAAAGAAACCATTCTCAAAAACCAACAGAGGATATACGAACAATACGCAGGAATGTTTCCTTCGTTTGATGCTTTTCGTCAGGTCTTGACAGAGGTATGTCAGGATTATGCTTGTTTAGTTATAGACAACAAGACACAGAGTAGCAATTTACAAGACCAGATCTTCTGGTATAAAGCAGATATTAACAAAAACTTTAAGATGTGTGATCCTTCTCTATGGTCTTTACAAGCATTGAACGATGAAAGGAAGATGAAACAGAACAGAACGGATGAAGATGATGAAGAGGATTTTGATCCTAATGTGATCAATAAGAGTAAATTGAAGATTAATGTGAAAAAACGCAATTAATCTCTAAAAAAATGATGAAGTTTCATTTAAGTATTAAAGGCTAAAAGCTCTGAATATGCCTAAGAGAAGAGGTATTGTCTATTTTCACTTAACCTACAATAATCGTGATTATAATAACGGTTGTGATGGTGATGGTGATGGTGATAAATCAATTGATGCAATTGAGTTTATTACGGAAACTGAGGTTATATATTCTAAATACAGTGATCCTGATGAGTTAGGATCACATCTGCTTTCTTTTTTGAGTTCTCCAATGAGAAAAAACATTGAAGAGTTTGAAATATTCCTTTATCAACGGAGAATATCGCGAGATAATTGTTGTGTGTATGGATCTAAGTTATTCAATACAACATCAATGAATATTCACTATATCTATCACGTTTCCATTGATGTTGAAACAAACAAAGTGATAAAAGTATCATTAGATAGTTTGATCAATACGTCTAAATTGAAAATGGTATTTCCTGACTTCTTTCAAGCGATTGATCAATATTTGTAGAAGTGTAGAGTGTTGAAATGTAGGATATCTGGAAAAGCGATATTTTACTTATTTGCTTCGTCTAGGGACAATTTTTCCATAACTTCAGTAGGGGTCTGTTGTGACCCATCAGGTGGTGTTGTTTCATCTGGGAAAACTGGTTGATAGCTTTCATCATCATCTGCCACTTCAAGAGAAGCTGTTACCACATTTTTATCTTCTCCTGTCTTGTTGTTGTTCTTGATAGCATCTTTTGTTCTTTCATCAAACAGAGCATCCTTGTTTTCATTATTCTGTTTATACTTTGACATAAGTGTATTCAATTGTGTTTCAGCATACTCTTGATTTTGGATACTATTAGGATCAGGACAGAAAGGGATCCAGCATCCTACTTGACCGAGATAGATATCAAAATTAGGATCTTTCTTTTTCAACTTCTGACACTGATTTTTAGCCTCTTCAACAGTGTCATATGTCCCTCTAATCTTTAATCCACGGATATTTGTGCGGAAGTTCTGGATCTTATCAAACTCTTTCTGGATATCATCATTGTTAGAACTTTTGAAGAACTTATACTGTGCGTCCAAATCTTTATAATCACCAATATATTTATGTGTATCCTTAATTGCTTCAATAACCCCTTTTTCATCAGGGAACTTTAAAGATAGATTTTTGAACAACTCATTCATATCATTTGAAAAATTATCAAGAAACTTAGAGAAAAAGAAACTTTCTTTTTCTAAAAGCACGTCTTCGGGCGAGATAAATGATAGACACACATAGTTTTGATTACGGATAGGTGGATCCTCTTCAAGAAAGTCTTGTTCTTTTACAGGGATAGGTTCCATTGTGGGTGGTTTAAAATGATTATGTTTGTTAAATCTTTATGTTATATATTAGATAAAGCAAACGAATGTATTTTGACACAGAAGAGTTCTTCACGCGCCTCGCAAAATACCTTGTTGAAGGTATTGTTCTTGCGATGGTAGCCTATCTTCTTGGTATGGTTTCTAATAAGAAGTTAAACCAGATTGAGATCCTCACACTCGCACTTGTATCTGCCACTATATTCGCTCTACTTGACACATTCTTACCAGCATATGGCAGTGGAGCAAGGGGTGGTGCTGCTCTGGGAGCAGGCCTTCGACTGTTCTTCTAAACAGTAGGGATAAATTTGAGATTACAGTCTTTACATATTTTTTTCCATAATTGATCTTGATGATACATTTTAGTTCGTGATTTAAGTAATTGAAGATGTGGTAAAAATTCATTTAACTCCAACAACTGACAAAACTTATACAAAGTGTAAGAATAAGAAAGAAAGTTTTTTCGCTGTGTGCTAGAATGTTTAGCAAACGGTGCTTGGATCTCTTTAAACATATTACATAATTTCTCTTCTATTTCAGGTGTAAACTGTGGCGTTGATACACCATTTATTCGGTTAATAATATAGTTGCTATGTTCATAATAGCGATGTATCTTTAACTTTTTGAGTATAGCTCTCATTGTTTTATAATTGAGTGATTTAAGATCGGTTATCTTTTCCTTCTTAATCTCATTAAGGATCTTTTCAAATATATGAGCAGGTATATCAGTGCTCTCTTTCCCTTGTAGCTGATTACACCATTCACGGAAGTGATTAATTCTTTTATAACTATAATGTGAGTTTTCTTTATTACTCTGGGATATAGTGGGTTTGTTCTGTTCTACTAAAATAGCATCCTGATAACCACACTCCATACATATATTTATAGCATCGTGATAAACATTTGTTAATTTCGTTTTTTCACAAGCAGGACACCAATCATCAATACACTCACCATCGGGATTTTCAACATATTTATTGTCCATTTTTGCGAGATATTGATTTACCAAACTACACTTTTCTCCATCTGTGTCAAGAACCATATTACTGGTATCAATACACAACGCTTCAAGAATGTTTTTCTTGTCCGGCTCACATTTCTTTCTTTTCTGTGATCCAACTGATATCTTGTTCTTTTCAACAATATCGTAGTATTTAAAAAGTAATTTACTGTTCTTGTCATAATATGAGATGGCATCTTCTTTCTTCAAATTTTTTATATTATCTTCTAGCGAAATCAATTTTTCTTTAATAGTTATGTTACTGTTCCACATATCAACTGCATAATGTGATGCAGTATCTTCTACTTTTTTCATATTATTTATAAGTGTTTGTTGTGTCTTTTTTAGAAAATCAATGTTTGATTGACATTCATTTATCTTATTAAATATTCCATTGAACTCTTTGATTTTGTTATTGTGTATCTGGTCAAGTGTAGATACCTCTTTTGATTTATCATTAACAGTTATCCTTCTTTTACTACTATTTCGTTCTTTAAGCATTACTTTTTCTAGTATAATAGATCAAATTATTTATGTCATAGATGAATATTCACTATTCGTAAAAAAAATTTATATCTCTATATGTAAAAAGAGTAAATATATAAAAATGGGTGGAGGACTACTTCAGCTTGTAGCGTATGGCGCTCAGGATGTATATCTTACATCTAATCCACAGATCACTTTCTTCAAGGTGGTTTATCGTCGCCACACTAATTTCTCTATGGAGAGCATCCAACAGACCTTCAATGGTGAGTTTAATTTCGGTAGGAGAGTAACCGCACAGATATCACGTAATGGCGATCTTATCAGCAATATGTGGCTTGAAGTAGATTTACCATTTATCAAGTATAATATGGGAGTTAATTTCGATGGAAACACTAATAATGATAATACAAATAATCTTGATCTTGTTGGAACTGATTATGAGCGTTATGTAAATTACGTGGGTCTCCGTATGATTGATAATGTGGAACTTGAGATCGGTGGTCAACGTATTGATAAACAATATGGAGAGTGGATGTATATCTGGAATGAGCTCGCACTTGATCACGGTAAGAAAGAAGGATATCAAAAGATGGTTGGTGCTGATACTGATATGACATCTTTTAAGAACAACAAGTTGTACATTCCTTTGGAGTTCTGGTTCTGTAAGAACCCAGGTCTCGCACTCCCTCTCATTGCTCTTCAATATCACGAGGTTAAGGTCAATATTACTATCCGTGATGTAAAGGATTGCGTGTATAAAGGAACTTCATTTAAAGAAGGGAGTGGTGCTTTTTCTGCTAGTGAATACCCTAGCATCACCAGCGGATCTCTTTGGGTGGATTATATCTTCCTTGATACTGACGAGAGGCGTAGGTTTGCTCAGTTGTCTCACGAATACCTTATTGAGCAGGTTCAATATACCGGAAGCGAGAACTTACAAAAAGGAAACTCTTCAATTCCTATCAGGCTCAACTTCAACCACCCAGTGAAAGAGCTTATCTGGACTCTAAGGCTTTACGATCAACCTAAGAATCAGTGGTATAACTATTCTTACAATAGGTCAGATGGAACAAATAACGAGTTCCTCCTTGACGGTACTACTAATCAAGATGACGAATACTATTATAATAACCTGAATGGTGTTAATCCTAGCGGAAAGAACACTATTCAAACTGCCCTACTTCAATTTAACGGTAATGATCGTTTTGCTGCTCGTGAAGGCAACTACTTTTCTATGGTCCAGCCATACCAGCATCACAATAACATCCCTACCAATCAGGGTATTAATGTATATTCTTTCGCACTTAAACCGGAGGAACATCAGTGCAGTGGATCTGCTAACTTTTCTAGGTTAGATACTACTATTCTGTGGGTAAATGGTGTAGATAAAGGTGAAGTGAATGTGTATGCTAAGAACTATAATGTTCTTAGGATCCTGAGTGGTATGGGAGGTTTAGCTTATAGCAACTAATCATCGTATGTTATTTTTGAAAATCTACTTCTTCCACGATATTCAAGATAAAACATACATATTCTACAAAAGACATTGTTGACTTGACAATCATCACAAACCCATAGTAATACCAAACAAGACATACAGTAATATAGTTCTTCTGTTTTCTTTTTACATTTACAACATTGAATGTTTGTATTCAGCATTGTTGAAACATCTTTTACTATTATGATTGAAAATCAATTATTTTTCTGACATCATCTTTCAAATTTTCAAGAATACCAATGGTGTTGTAAGTGTCGTCGTTTTATGGAAAAAGGACTAAGGGTAGGTCCGGTGGGTCTATAGAATGCATCAATCGTTTCCTCATCAGCAGAAACAGTGAGAGCATATCACTACATTCTCTATGAAACTTATAGATGTGTTTATTCGCGAATAAAATGAAGAAATGTCTGAATGTGTTAGGGATAGGATTCCGAGTCTAATCACTGTCAATATCCACCCTACGCTCAAAGATGATGTCATCATCACTGTTGTAGGGATACATACCAGCTTCCTTGTCACTGTCAGAAGGATCAGGAAGGGTCGCCTGCTTCTTGTCAGTCTTCGTAGTCTTCTTCTTATCGGTCTTACCAGTGGTCTTCTTATTTTTCTTCTCCTTGTCGGCCTTGTCGGCCTTCTTGGAGGTCTTGGCAACCGGAGAGGTGTCCTCGTCCTCATCTTCTTCGTGAGCATCAAGCGCAATGTCGGGAGAGGTAGGAGTCTTGTTGTTTAGCTTGGAAGCGAGGGTCTCAGTATGCCACTTAGATCCCTTCTTGTACTTGGGATCCTTCTTCGCCTCCTTCCACGCCGTGGAGAGCTCGCGAGTGATAGCCCCGAAGAGCCCCTTGTTGTTGTCGTCGTAATCACCAGTATCAACCAGACGCTCGGTGATGATAGGACGCTGCTCGTAGCAGAAGAGCTGGTAGATGGTGGGTGCCGGCTTGGCGATCTCCTTCTCTTCCTTCTTAGTGGCGAAGACCTTGGCGACATACGCATCAATAGCTTTCTTGCTCCCGCTGGGGCACTCCATGATGGTTTTGAGGAGCTCAGCCTTGGTCATCTCCACAGTCTGACGCTTACGCTGGTGGGTGGTGGCAGCCATATCTGATGCGTGCCAGCTGAATCAGGTGGAATGGAAAGGGATTGAAGATAATCAGGGGGTCTCTAAGTGCGCTCTACTCACCTTTCCGATATCCCTCCCCTCCCACAAAAGCATTAATAATAATTATTGATAAACTACCTAATTATAACACTTATATTTAAGGATTACAACCGAACTTAGTAGGATGAAGATGGAGATGGAGATACAATTATGAAAATAATAGTTCTAAGGGGGTCGTTATGGAAGCTGTGAAGCGTCATATTCTCTTCAATTTCAAGGAATTACAAAAGATCATGATATCTTGATGCTAGTAAGAGCAAAACGACAGAGGACAAAATAAAAATGATATAATTTTATAGTATGAATAAGACATCAAAGATCATCTATGTTCCTACTAGGAACATATTCACACCATATACTTGGATTTTCACCCTCATCAAGTTCATTGATATCACACCTGATCTTTGATAAAGCAATACCATTACTTGTAAAAAACCACGCACAGCATTACCAAGATTAATTGTATATAATACAAAGATTATCAAGAACTTTGATCCTGCCTATTTAGTGGAATATGCTGATGATATTTTTGATGATATGCTTGAAGTCATTTCAAATTTCCATTTATGTCAATACAATATTTGTGTAGCTGTGTATTTTATTCTAATTGCTTGCATTATTATTCATAACATACGATACAAAAACATTACTAAATCGTAGATTATCTTGTAGATTACTTGTAGATTACTTGTAGATTATCTTGTAGATTATCTTGTAGATTATCTTGTAGATTACTTGTAGATTACTTGTAGATTACTTGTAGATTACTTGTAGATTACTTTGTTGTAGAGTAGATAACAAAAATATTTGTTAAGTCAATCATGACTTACAATACGCTAATTTTAGCGTGTTTTACTATTATATTTTTACTTATGATTGAAAAACTGCAGAGTTTTGCGTAAAAAATGATACGTTCCTGTTCTAAACTCTCCAACTACCAATAAGAGGAAGTAAGAGATGACCACTACGGCTAACGCCACCGTTTCTTTCACCGCCGAGGAGCTCGTTCAGTATATGTCTATCAACGCTGACAAGAACGAGAAGGCCCAACAGAAGGCTTTCGACGAGAAGTTGAAGAGCCAGAAGAAGGCTAAGAAGGCTGAAAAGAAGGCGACTGATGTGGAGAAGATCCCATCAGCTTACCATCTGTTCTGCTTTGAGAACCGTCCCCGTATCACTGAGATTGTCAAAGAGACAATCGATTACGAGGATAACAAGGAGCTTTTCGGTCTGATCACCAAGAAGCTTAGTGAAGAGTGGAAAGAGGCTAAGGCTGACGAGAAATACACAGTAGGAAGCGACTGGTATAACAAGATCCTTCCCCTCAAGATGGAACACGACGCCTCCAAGACCAAGAAGGAGACTGAGAAGGAGCCTAAGAAGTCTAAGAAGGAGCCTAAGAAGGAGCCTAAGAAGTCCAAGAAGGAGCCTAAGAAGTCTAAGAAGGAGACTGAGGAGACTGAAGAGGAGACTGAGGAGACTGAAGAGGAGACTGAAGAGGAAACTGAGAAGCCAGAAGAGGAGAAGCCCGCTCCCAAGAAGCGTGGTAGGAAGCCTAAGAAGGTTGTAGTGGAAGACTCTGAGAATGAGACTGAGTCTGAACCTGAACCGGTGTCTGAACCGAAGCCAGAAAACAACGTGTTGCCTGAGCCTGATTTCTCTGACGACGAGTAAGAGGATTAGACGTTCCACATCCTAATCCCATAACAAAAAACCCTAAAAACTAAAAAAACATAAAGTAAAAGATGGTGTAAATAAGCCATCTTTTACTACTTTTACGCAATTCAAAATCTCTAAACTACTTAGTTGCTGTAAGCCAGTCCTCCCATACCGCTGAGGATACGAAGAACGTTGTAATTAACCGCATAGATGTATAGCTGTCCAGACTGTTCAGATGACATCTGAAGAGTTGTAGTATCTAACCTAGAAAAGTTAGCAGTTCCACTCACCTGATGCTCTTCAGGCTTAAGAGCGAAGGAATACACATTGATCCCACGATTTTTCTGGGGAATGTTGGTATGATGCTGGTAAGGCTGGACCATAGAAAAGTAATTTCCATCCCTCTGTGCGAAACGATCATTACCATTGAACATAATCTTAGCCATCTTGACAGGATTAGTCTTAGATGATAATGATTCATCTCCATTAGAGAAATTGTTCCACCACGACTTCTTTCCAGTGTCCTCATCAGGCTTGACATACCAGATCAACTCCTTCACGGGATGGTTGAAATTCATACGGTAAGAGGTGAGTGAATCACCAGCAGTCACCTTCTCACTACCAGTGTGCTGAACCTGCTCAATCAAATACTCATGAGACATCTGAGCAAACCTACGCCTCTCATCGGTATCAAGGAAGATATAATCCACCCAAAGATTTGCCTGGAAGGTTTCAAAGTCGTTAGCATACGTAGTCGCACTGATATTACTATCAAGAGCTGGTGTTGCTTGGGCCAAATTATAATATTGCTCATTGCTATTAGTATTGTCTGAACCTTTTGCCATAATCTCAGAAACTTCATTAAACTCAATGTTGAGTTTAACCTCATGATATTGAAGAGCAATAAGAGGGAGAGCTAGACCAACATTACGACAGAACCAGAACTCAAGAGGAAGGAAGAACTTATAATTCTTATCATTACCTAATTTAGTAGGATAGTTATCATACCATGAACCAACCATCTCATTGTACCCCTTGCGCTTACCCTCTGGTAGAGAAAGCTCATTCCAGATATACATCCATTCACCGTATTGTTTATCAATACGCTGGCCACCAATCTCAAGCTCAATATTCTTGATCATCTTATACACGAAATAAGGCTGTACAAAAGTATCAGCATTATCTTTAGTCTTCACATCAAATTCAAGATACATCTTGTGGATAAGATCACCATTACGAGAGATCTGTGCGGTAACACGTCTTCCTAGTTGAGCAGTTCCATTGAATGTCTGTTGGATACTCTCCATAGAGAAGTTAGTGTGACGGCGATAAACCACTTTAAAAAAAGTGATTTGAGGGTTAGATGTCAGATAGACATCCTGTGCGCCATACGCTACAAGCTGAAGAAGTCCTCCACCCATTTTTATATATTTTCTTTTTACATATAGGGATATAAAAAAATTTAATGGTATAAGAATCAATAGTATTTTTACACTTTGATTATTGCTTTTGTCAATT